GGAAATAAACGACCGGCTGCAAGTCAGCCTCGGTGCCCACGGCCCCACCCTTCAAACCATCCTCGCCCGCGAAGCAGCCGCACGCACCGCACCAGGCATTGCACCCCGCGCTCCCAACACCCCACACACCACCGGCCCCCAGGGTCAGGCCGTCCACCTCTCAGAACACGACATGGCCATGCTCCGCGTCTTTCACGCCATGCCGGTCGAAAAGCAGCTCGCGCTGCTGTCGCTCTTCAAATAACTACTTAGGCCACGCTTCGGTCAAAGTTCGGACATCTTGAACATGTCGGTCACAGACTTCCGCCAGGCCTCGATATGCCGCTGTGCTTGCAATGAGTAATCGACCGTAGGCAGTGGCTGTGAGATGGCAGGCATCGAGACTGGTGGCAGCGGCTCGGGTGGCAATGTCGATGTCGTCGCGCAGCCCGTCAGCAGCAGTGCGAGCAGCATCAGCGTCCCTGCGCAACACCACAGCGCGACTCGCCGCAGCGTTTTGCGCAGCAATGACCGCGCCAGTAGTTCTCTCGATGGTCGTCCGAGCTGCACGTTGGATGGCGATGCGTTCATTTGCGTGCTCCAGTTTGATTTCAGAAATATTTCCGGCTTGCAGTTGCCAGGCCGCACCGAAGCCCATGGCAGCAGCGACTGCGGCAGCGATCAGGGTAATGTTCATTGAGCGCTCATGCACGCGGCATGCCTCTCTTGCGCCCGCAGCCACACGCCACGGCAGCGGTTCGCTGGGTCTTTGCAGTCCTTGCCAGCAGCGCGGCGCGAGTCAAGGTTCAGGTAAGCCTCGCACGATGCCCGGTAGTTCCCCACGTTGATCTGCTTGACCACATCGGATCGGCAAGCGCCACCCGAGCCGCGCCAGTAGGCAAAGTTCACCAGCGTGTCGTATTCCACTTGCGTGAGTTCGCCGGTCACGCAGCGCTTTAGGTTCAACTCATCCTTGCCGATGTGCGCCAGGCTCATGCGCAGCGCCTTCTGGGGCGTCACGGTGTCGCCCATCCTGACAGGCGAGCCGTCCAGGTTGAAGGTGGAGCCAAAGCCCACGGTCGCCCGGTCGCCGGGGATCGGGATCACGGCCTTGTCGGTGTAGCCTTCGTGCATCACCAGCGTCACCAGCGCGGCGGCGCTCAAAGTCAGGCTGGCGATGGTTTTGCGTGGGATGCTCATAGCCCATCCTTCGGTTGAGCCAACAGCCGCGCCACAATGCCGCCCAGTGCGATGACAAAGACGGCCCCGGCGAACGGCCCCGGCTGGAACTGGTCGCTGAACAACGGGGCTGTCATCTGCGCAGCATCAAGCAGCATGGCAGCGGCCTGCCACTTGATCGTCCAACTTTTGCGCAGCAGATGCCTCCAATCGTTGTGCAGCTTCATGACTTGCCACTCTTCCATGCAATGTAAACAGCAATAACTGGCGCAGCTATGGCAGCGGCCCACTTCAAAAACGCACCAACATGCCCAGCCGCCCGAAAGAAACTTTTGCCGAGCCGCACGATGTCCAAAACCTCAGTCAAGTCTGTGCGAATGTCTTGCACGCTGGCCTCGATGACTCCCATGCGCTTGCTGCCAAGCAACAAGCGGTCTTCGATGTCCTGTACATCAGTGCATCCAAGATGACACTCGAACGATTCGTCATCAGACTTGCGGCGACGGTATTGAGGCGTGACATCTTGGTGCATTAGTGGCTCCGAATCAGTTTGACGTTGTTGAACACGACCCAGCAGTAGCCCAGCAGCAGAACAACCAGCGTCCATTGCGGAATAAGGTCTTGGAAGTACAGCAGCCAACCCACCGCCAACAGCTTGATGACAATCAGCGCAGGTAGCACCCCAAAGCGCTCAAACAATGGCTTGAGCAGCCCATTGCCCTCGGTCAAGCGTGGGTTGCGCAGCGCCACCACCGTGGTCAACAGGTCCAGCACTTGCAGGATGATCAGGGCGTACAGCATCACAGCCCCAGCTTGGCGCGCTCGTCGCGGCCCCATTGCCGCATGGCTTCGACAAACTCGCCAAACACGGTCAGCGCCTGCATCTCGTCTGATGTGGGGGTGTACAGGCCGGTGGCGGCACCCACACCAATGCGGGCAAAGTACATTTCGTCATCAATGGTGTAGCTGGCCCGGATCTGGTCAATCATGCGCTGGCTGATCAAGCGCACCATGGGGCTGGCGGCCTTGATTTGTTCGCGCAACAGGTCGGGCAGCGGGCTGGGCAGGGTCTCGATGCTGGCGGCAATTTGCGCGGGCTGGTCAGTGGGCAGCGTGGCGCCGTCAAACAGCACCACCACGGTGCGGCCATCGGGCAGCGTGCAAAGCTCTTGCGCGGCTTGCGCGCCCTGGGCGGCTTCAGGCAAGCGCAGGCTGTGGGTGGTAACTGCGTCGATAACACGACGGTAGGCGATTAAAGAGGTCATGGTGCTTTTCCTTACAAGTGGTTAAAAGGTGCCGTAGGCTGGCGGTGTTGCGGGCATGGCCCAGGATGGAGATCATGGATTCGAGCTTGCCGCGTTTTGCGGCTTGTGAAAAACTGAACAGGCTGTGTTTGCGGATGAACCGCGTGCTGCGCCAGGTGCGAAAGCCAACAAAGTTGATGCCGTGTTTGATTTTGTGCAGGCTGTAGCGCGACAACTCCAAACCAAGCCGGGTGGCTAAAAAGTGTTTGATTTCTGCCAGCGCCTCCACACAGCGTTCGCGCGTCCAGCCAAAGATCACGAAGTCGTCCACGTAGCGGCAGTACAGCCGCGCACCCAGCACACGTTTGATGAAGTGGTCCAGCGGGTTGAGCACGATCAACGCAAACATTTGGCTCAGCAGGTTGCCAATGGGGATGCCAAAAGGTTCACCATATTCTGCAAACAGCATCATCAAAGCGACCATGCGTTTGTCTTTGATTTTGTGCTCAAGCAGTTTTTGCAAAGCGGCCCGAACGATGCGGTAAAAGAATTTTTTGATGTCGAGCTGCAAGATGTAGCTGTCTGGCGCGCTGGCACGCAGCGCGGCTTGGGCATAGTCTGCACAGGCGTGTGTTCCCTTGCCCTTGCGGCATGCGTAGCTTTGGTCAATAAAGCCCGCATTGAACAGTGGGTAGGTCAGGCGGTAGATGGCGTGCTGCACCACCAGGTCGCGGAAAGCGGGGGCGTAGATGATGCGCTTTTTGCGCTCTTTGACCGGGAAAACGGTGTAGGGCTGGGGCCGGTAAGTGCCGTTGTGCAGCTCTTGGTGCAGAGCTTCGAGGTTGGAGCCAAGTTTGCGCGAAAACTCAAACGTGCTGCTTTTCTTGCGCTTGTCCTTTTTGGCATCCAGCCAGGCTTGGTACAGCGCATCAGGCGTAAACGCCTGCTCGAATAAATGGCCAACGCGCTTCATGGGAAGGCCCCCAGACGGTCGAGCACAACATGGTGCCTACTGGAATGGGGGCGCCCGGCAGATTTTGCGAAGGCTTGCGCCAAGCGCAGGAAAGCGCCTCCCTGAATCCCACTACCTGCTTTCGCAGCCTGAGGGCTTGAGTCGGAGGAAAAGCCATAGTTGTTGTTCGACGTGGAACGAGCGTTGTTCAGGTTCCGAGCCCAGGGGCCCGCGATCAACGAGTTGTTCCAATTCGCACCGCCCATGACGCACAGAATATTAAGACGCCTCCCTTTTTATTCCCGCCACCGGGATACTCTTTTGGCCGTCTGATTCGGCCAAGGCCTTAGCCTTTTCAGCTTCCAGGGCAGCCCTGGCTTTGGCTTTTTCAATTTCCTTTTTTCGCCACCCGTTAATCATTCGGCCCATTTCATCAACCATGCGGCTGATGACCAGGTAACGGTGGGCGGCTACCTTGGTGCGGTCTTTTTCTTCGTCGCTTTTTGAGCCATCGGTGAATTCGAAGTAACCCAACTCAAACCCCACATTGATCAGCATGCGCACTTGCTCATGCTTTTTGTCAACGTTGTTGAGCGACGTTTTTTTCTGATAGCTTTTTTGAGCCTCAATGATGAATTCGTACATTTTGTAAGCGTTGTCACGAATCCGCTGGCAAAGCGCATGCCTCTCATACTGTGGGAAGTGGTTGAGATACAGATTCATTTGGCGTGCAAAGTCAACGAACTTGACATTGAGTGTTGCTTCGTCATGAAGGCCCATCGCTATCGCTCAGGCCTACAGGAAACAGGCGGAGGAAAAGCCACAGTTGCTGCCCGACGTGGAACGAACGTCGCCCAGCCCCCGAGCCCAGGGGCCCGCGAGCAACGAGTCGTACCAAGCCGCACCGCCCATGA